ACAGAGACGTCGCACTATATCGACCTTGCACGAGATTTATCTGCACTAAATCGCAGATTAATGAGACAAGGACGAGCGTACCACGTCAAGAGGGTCAGCATCGTAAGCAGTAATACAATAGCTGCACATAACGTTGCTGATCTAAGTCAATTCCCTGGAGTGACTAATTTTACTCAAAATGCGGGGTTCGTCAGCGTTTCTACTGCTGGAGACGGATGGGTCATTCGTGAAGCATGGAAGCGCGGATTCAAAACATGGCAGGAACAACAAAGTCATGCTATGGCTCAAGTTGGTAATGACGTGAGGGGAACATGGAACGATTTCAAGGTTTATTTGACAAATGACATGAGATCGGGAGGCACAGTTTTGACGCCTAAAGATAATGGTGGCAATAACCTGAGTCTAGGTGAATGGGGTTACACTCAGTTGGTATCATCGGATGGTACAACTAGTGCTGACAACTTTTACCTCCACCTACTAGGCGACCATTCAGGTGGCGCAGGTAGTCGTGGCGCAGTAGGACTCGTTAAGTCGTACGGTGAATCGCGGGCGACTGTGCGTGCTGGTACTCCAGAAGTACCGACAGAGACGAGTGATGATCCACTAGTAAATGTCCATGATCATGGCACAACTTTTGATGAGATTCTAAACCAAATTGAAATTTATGGAGATGAACCGCCGTATGATATTGATGACTATCCTGGTAGCGATGGAAACTTCGCTAAACCTCAGGTAGTTCAGCAAACAACGCTAGGCGCGGACGGCCGTGCCAGTGTTGGAGGATTTACAGCGATGTGTGGTCTTCTTGAGATCGAAACAAAATCGCCAATTGCGGACGACGTGTATTCCGTACTCGTGGAGTTGGCACCTGGTAACTACCGAGGAATTGCAGCGGACGTGATCTGATGGCGGCGCCAGAAACGGCGACTGAAGTCACTGCAGCTGCAATTGATGTTGGACAGAAACTCAACATTCTGAAGCACATTGCCGAGCGTCGAATCGAGTATTTGCTTGGTTCGCTGATCGCATATCAGATTGGCCTCCTGGACAAGGTGGTACATTATGGCGCTGGCGTCTGTATGTGAAACCTGTGGTTACCATCCAAGAAATTCGGACACGAATTTGGTGGACGTACAAAGTGCGTCGGACGACGAGGCGATTACAATACAAGTTCTGCATGTAATCTGCTACGGATGTGGCAATGAGTGGGTGGAGTGATGTATCAATTTATATACATGAACCCACTGCCATAGAATGATGGCAAGTAAATACCTCAAAATAAAGAAAGACGGAAAGTGGACATTTGTCCCAATCCGAAGTATGATCGAAGAATACGCAGCGAAGGCTCGCTGTGAATGCAAGAGGTGTTCACGATGATCCGTGAGCACGACGCATGGAGCAAGATGGGCGAAGAAAATCTTGGAGACATGAATATAAGGTGGGCCGAACGCACTGGCGACGGCGGATTTATGCTTATGAAGGCAATACTGAATGACCATTGGGCAGATGCCCGAAAAGGTTGGAAGAACGACTATACATGGGACAGGGCGCAGATTGATTACGTCATGTCCAAACTGTACTATTGTTGGGTAGCGATGCTTGAACATCTCTATCCTGGAGACGTGGGTGAAGCACAGGGCGACAGTACGACAACAGAAAGCGGGGGAGACAATTGATCGACTGTTGGAAGATTCATTGGTGGTTCAAGAAACACCAGCCTGAAAGGGTTCAGTGTCCACACTGCTGGAGAGAATTGTGATGGACGTCAAGACGTACAGAATCAAAGGGCGGAACGGATATACGAATATCGAAAAGATTCGGATACGGTATGCCAAGGGCGACGTTGTGGATCGTATCCTACCAGGTACGAGTTGGCAACGCATGATGGGCAATCTTGATTGGCAACAGTCACGTTTGACAGGAGAATATATTCTCAAGGCTACGAAGGATTTCGAGTACTGGTACAGTACAAAGCAATGCTACAACTGTTTCAGTTGGATGTGTCAAGAATTTATGGATCGGGCTTATTGCTCGAAGAAATGAATCATCGGCGATGTACTTTTAGGACCATCGCGATGTACCTTTAGGACCATCGGCGATGTACCTTTTGGCGAGGATCAAACATTCTGTTTGGGTTGAATTTGCGATACAAAGATACGAAAGTATCAAAGGCCGTCACTCTCGGTAAGCGAGGTAGTCGAGAAGCGGAGGCATACCTGTATGTGTCCGCTGGCTGTGAAACTGTCGGCTAGGGGGAGGGGTGGGCGAAAGTTAATAGATTACCACCATAGGCTTGGTTCTATGGCTAGCAAGACCAAGTCAAATAGCAAAGCAAAGAAGTCACGATCCGTGAAGAAATCCAAAACAACCACACCTGCAAATAGATATTTGCGGTATGAGTTGACAAATAGTTCGACGCCAGGAACAGAGACGTCGCACTATATCGACCTTGCACGAGATTTATCTGCACTAAATCGCAGATTAATGAGACAAGGACGAGCGTACCACGTCAAGAGGGTCAGCATCGTAAG